TTCGTAGTGGGGATTTTTCGACTGTCATAATGCTGTCCCACATTTCACGTGGAATGTTTATAATTTCAGTCAGTGTAGTTGCCCATCCAATGGGTTTTACATTCTTCATATTACTCTCCGTGTGGTGTGTTTAAAGTCAAACCCAAGATAGGGTTTGACCACTCGTTATAGAATCAATATAATACAGTTTACCTGTATTGTCAATAGCAAATTAATGTTTTATCCGTTAAGCATTTCAGCTTTTTGATTCCCATCATGGATTGGAATCTTACGAGGCTTCTTTTCTTCAGGAATTACATTTTCTAGCGAAATAGTTAAAATGCCGTTTACAAAATCTGCGCCATTAACGACAATGGTGTCAGCTATTGTAAAAGATCTACGAAAAGAGCGAGCCGATAATCCACGATGCAAATAAGTTCTTTCATCGTTATCGCCTTGGTTTCCTTCAACATATAATATGCCGTCTTTTAACGTAATGTCAATATCTTTATCTGTAAATCCAGCTAATGCTAGCTCGATGTTAAAGTTATCTTCATCTACTTTTACGATATTATATGGGGGATAATTTGATGTGTTACGTTGCGTTGTATTATTAACAGCATTCATTCTGTCTAACATTCTGTCAAATCCAATAAACAATGGATCGTTTAGAGCCGCAGCATTAAATTTAGTTCTAGTCATTTTTGTTCTCCTTAAATAAGCGAGTTGTTTTGTAATAGACCTCTTTTGAGCGCCTACTATCTATATATAATACTTTTTACTTCAATGTCAATAGTTATAGTGATTTTTTTTGCCGGTAGGAATGCTATGGAGACTTTTTTTGAATTTTTGGGGTTTGCTTTGTTACGGAATGTGTCCACGGCTCAAAGTTCCATCCTGCCATTACCAAACAAGCTGTTTGGTCTGGATATAATGCTACTAAGCTCCAGGCGCCAGTATCTTGATTAACGTGAAATACTACCTCAGGGGTTTGCCTTTCGCCAGTACTATTAATTAAAGTACCGCGGCCTTTCCAAAGTCCGTCTTGACCTGTTGCTTGAAGAACGCCACCAGCTTCTTGAAATGATCCTCATGGTAAGCGGATATTATTTCCTTGTTCTTGTGCAGTAGCAAAGCTTGCTACAAGTAGTCCTAGAGTAAGAGTAATGTATTTAATCATTTTAATCTCCTGTACTACCAAAACCTCCATCACGGTCTGTCTTAGATACGATCGGCTCAGCAGTTTCATTGATTTCAATTTTTGTAGTCTTTTCGATGATACACTGTGCTAGCCTTTCACCGTTTTCAATCATAACAAGACTGTCTGTTAAATTAGTCATCATAATGAAAGTTTGTTCTACGTAGTCTGAATCTATTATACCAACATTATTCGCTAATGTCAATCCTTTTTTTAGCGCAACACCTGAACGCACGTACATTTTCATTACATGGTTTTCAGGAATGTCAAACACTAATCCCGTTGGTACTAATACTCTTGTGTCAGGTGGGATCTGAAACGCGTCTCTAACCTTGCCAACACCTTTGACGGCGACGTGGGTTTGTTTGTTCCAATTGTTATAGGCTAAAAGTTTATCACCATTTTGAAAACAACCTTTAATATCAAAACAAGCTGAACCTTCTGTTGCGTATGCTGGCAACTCAGCTTTTTCATTCACTTTATATACATTCATAATTTATTTTTTTCCTATATTATACTTTGCCTCTAATATCCAATTACCTTTCTCTTTATGAGATAGGATCTTGATTTGGTTTAATGGAGCAATTGGGTCTTGAGCGTTATCAGTATCAATAACGTTAACTAATCCCCATTCTTCAAGCAGGTTAACAATAGTGTTACGCCTTGCTTTATCTTCATCAGCAAACGTGTCTTTTTTACCATCTAAGATAAAAAGTTCTTTAAAGTGTAAAATTGAATAACGACCTTGCTTATGTAATATATGGCAAGACTGATACAGCTTTTTCTCTTTGCGGGATGAGATACCAATGCGGGTGAGAGTTTCTTTGATTTTTAAAAAACTATCTTGAGTTGGGAGGGAAACCTCAATACCAACACCCTTAAAAATGTTTTCTTCAGATTGCATAACCGACAGCACCTTTTTATTATTATTATCACTGAACGCTCAGTTGCGATTCTGAATATTTATCATTTCTTTGATTTAGTACCAACGCCGCCTGTTTCTAGCTTCGTATGGATAGTCTTTAAATCTTCAGCTGATAACGCCTTAAGGTAAAGCTTTGCTATGGTTCTATTGCATTGATACACTTCCTGAATGGCGTCTAAGTCTATGTTTTTATCAGCTTTTGGCCACTTTGAAAACCGTTTGCGTTTACGTAATGCACCACGGTAATAATCAAATTGGGCACGATCAAATAAATGAGCGCGCTGATTTAATTCGTTTGCATGCAGGATAGTATCTTCAAAGTTTGCAAAGCCACGGTTTACCATATAAGGAACATACAGTCTTTCAGCTTGATCTGGGTTATCATGTTTACCGATAAGATCCTCTTTTGTAAAGGACACGGCATTCATAAAATCAAATGGTGTTATCTCTTTCGCCAATTACTTCCTCCAATTCTTTCATCATATCATCAAAATCTTTAGCACAAACTCCACACAATTTAAAATTCCATGGTCCTTCAAGCGTATCTAGGTTTACATCGTATATGTCTTTCTTATCAATATACTGTTTGCATTCAAAGCATTGATGCAATCCCATTAGTTTTTTGATCCATTCACTCATTTGTATTCAGCTTCAATCATTACTTCGGTTAGGAATGCAACCATGTTAACTTCGAGATCTGCGACAAAGTTTGCTTTGTACATATAGTCAGCAAGAGTTACAACAAATCCAGGTAACGATTTCATTAGAACTTTATCAGTTGCCATATCGTAAATACGACGGAACATTTCATTCATATCTTGATCGCTATTCTTTGCAACCCATTTACGCATATTGGTAAAGTCTTTTGCTTTTAACAAACGAAACAATTCATCCATAGACTCTTGCTTTAGATTAACAAAGATACCTTCGTCAATCTTACCTGAAGCTGCATACGATTGTAGCTCAGTAAGTACTCTACGGAAATCAGGAAAATGTTTTTGAATAACTTTGGCAACAACATTCTTATCGTAATCAACTGCTTCTGTGTCAAGAATTGTCTCTACACGTTTCATAAATTGCAACGCAAGTTTAGGGCGATCTGTTGTTTCAATAGTAAAATCAACTTCAGATAACCGAGACCGCAACGGTTGAATAATTCTATTCTTAAAATTACAAGTAAAGATAAAACCACAGTTGGAAGAATATTCTTCAATAAAATTACGCAACGCTGGTTGAACATTTGCGGCATTAAGGTAATCAGCTTCGTCAAAGATTACATATTTACGACCACCTTGCAATGATACAGCCGACGCATATGTTGATATGTCATAGCGAAGAGTATCAATGTTAACGTTTAGCGAGCCGTTCTTTACAATATAATCACAACCTAGTTCTTCAAGCATTGCCTTTGCAATAGTAGTCTTGCCAACACCTGGACCGCCAGTCAGCAATAAGTTTGGTACACTGTTATCAGTAACAAACTTCGTGAACATTGATTTAGTTTTTTCAGGGAGAATAGTATCCGCAATCAGTTGCGGCCGATAGCGCTCAACCCAGAGCACTTCATTTGGTTTAGCATCAATAGACATATTGTCTCCATAATATAAAATAAAGTGCGGGTTTGTTTTACAACGATTGCCCGCATTCGTTACTACAGCTAGTTTGTCACTTTATCTGCAAGTGGCGCGTCTGCTGGTACGTCAGCTGCGGCTTCAGGAGGAGGCATCATACCTTCTGGCTGTTGCTGTTGTGCACGCAAAAAGTTTTCAATTTTGTTGCGTAGCATTCCAACGCCTTGAAGTTCGCGGCCTTCAAAAGCGCCACGGCGTGAGGCAATGTCAATGATTTGAACTACAGTTGCCATATCTTGCAGGTTAATACCACCTGGGTTTTCTTGGGGTTGGTTTTCATCCATAATTAGGATCCTTTCTTATAAGTCGACTTTGTATCAATAGCCACGAAATACGTGACGTCTTCACCTTTAAATTCAGAGATACCTTTACTTGACAGCGTAACTCTGTAATCTTGAGGTAAGAGTTTCAAATTATCAGTTTTGATAATAATTTTAAACTCATCGGCAGTATCGCCAATTTCTACACCGTAGTCATCCGCTGCCGCAGACGAACTGTCGATGGCCTTTAAGTAACACTTTCCATCCTGACCAACAAATGCAACCTCATTAAACTGAAGAACACCTGCCGCTTTTTGAACAGATTGCAAATCATTCCAAGATACATCAACAACCACATCAGCCGAAGGCAATTCTATGGTTTTTTCAGGCGCTGCATGTATCATGGAGACGTCGGCAAACGCGTAACGGGTACGTTGTTTACCTTCTGTGATTACAAAGTATTTATCATGAAACTCTACGTCTGGTGCAGTGTGGAGTGACAAAATTGATAAAAATCTTGATAAATCGTAAATACATGCTTCAGACGGAAATTGATCTGGGATTGTCGCAGATGCAATCAATGTTTTTTCAGGCGTAATAGTACGAAGTGTATTACCTTGCTTCATTAGGATTGATTTGTTGATAGTAGAGAAACTCTTAAGAATAGTAAGAGTGCGTTCAGAAAATTTCATTATATAGCTCCTAGGTTAATCATCATTTGTTAATTTTACTACGTTTTTTGGATTTTGTCAATGGTTTTTTGTAATTCTTTGCATTACTTGTTTTGTTGGCCGTTGGCGATGCGCCGAGTGACCCAAGCGCTGACATATTACCATTAAACATATACGATCCTACGTGAGTCATTCTCATCCATGGACACATCCAAACTCGCTTTTGTATTTCTCTTGCCTTTTGACAAAAGAAGTAATCTTCAGACAAATAGCGTCTTGTCTTTGGGTCAATGATACAATCAAAGAATGCAGTGATATTACGTTCACCATCAAAGTTTTCAGTTCTTGCGTGGTCTGGCTTATATGACAATTCAGGGTATGCAGCTCGATAATCTTCAAATACTTTACGAGGGATTAACATAAATCCTGTACCTGCTTCACCAACTTCAAGCGGTTCATCCATTTTAAAACTAGTAACTCCACCTACTGGATTGAATACAAAGTCGCCAGTAAATTCATTAAGATTAAAAGGATTTTCATCGCCTTTACCTGCCTTTGCCGCCATTTGAACTTTTTCCCATGCAATAGTCTTTTTAGGATAAGGTCCAGTCAAAATATCATACTTATCAGGATCTGAGTGATATATTGCCATAAGTGAAATAACATCTCTTGGATTGAAACCAATGTCTGAATCAATAAACATTAAATGCGTTGAGTCCGAGCGTAGGAATTCATCAACAATATAGTTACGAGCTCTCTGTACCAAACTTTCATTAAAAAGATAATAAAACTTAATTGGAATTTTGTTGGCAGTGCAAAGCATAGCAAGATCGTTACAAGCCTTTGTGAATAAGCCTGCGCATTGTCCGCCATACATTGGTGTTCCAACGAAGATTTTATATTGTTGTAAGTCTTCAATAGTTACGTTTAAATTCATGTTGTCACCTGTTCTAAATCTTCCTCAGCCCTACGAATTGCTTGCATACGTAATACATCAGCTAAAATATCCCACGAGCTGTCGTGAGCTTTAAACATCTGTTCCCAACGTTGTTCGTCAGCAAATGGGATAAACCCGTTCTTTTGCTTGAAATCAAACTTTGCATCAATATAAGTACGTGTATCGCGGACTGCCCAATACTTTAAGTACTCTTCCATATGTAATAGTTTATCTTGTGATTGAAATAACCGACCAAGAATAATCGGATCAAACGTATTTGACCTAGACCACCATTTGCTAATCTTTGGCGAGTCAATTAAAAAGTCATGAAATTGCTTAGTGAAATCTGCCACTGTCAAATCAGTTGGAAGTGGTTTGATATTCCTACGAACTTCAGGTCCTAAGGATTCCCACCATGCAACTGTGCTTTTGTCAATTTCCCATCCGTAGTTTTTAACTTGATCCACCACGGATAGTTTAAATCGTTTCGTTTTTGAAATATCTGCGAGGGTATATGGATCAGCTGAAACCATCTTGTCCCAACTGAATACCATTACAGAACAATCAATCACTGCACATTTCTGAGCATCTTTACCGAATGTTTCAAAATCTATAATAAAGTCGTGTTTCAAGCCATGAACTCCTCAAGTGTTGCTTGGTTGTTTTTACCGCCTGGATCAGACCACATGCGTTCGTTGTGGTTGTCCTGACGATGGTAATTAGTATCTGACATTGTTAACTCGCCACGAATAAACTTGCCAATTTCAGTATGAATATCTCTTGATGTTGGCACAGGAACGTTTTGTGCAATGTGGTTCATTTTAGGTAATCCACCAACAAGCTCAAAGTCATGCGGGAAACCCATAAGATATAAAGCTTCACGGATAGTTAAAGAACGGTCAAACTTTGGATGAATTGTGTCTGCAAGGTTACGGCCGATAACTGCGTTCATACATTCTCCAAAGACGTGAGTTGAACTGTCCCAAATACCTTTGCCCATTGCAAACTTTTTAACAGCATGGTCTGATACTTTGATACCACGTTCGTTGCCAGTGTCATGCATCCATTTATTGCAGGCAGGTAATTTGCCACTTTTATTAATATAGTTGAATGCTGTAATCTGTCCGCTTTCCATAATCACCTTACGAGGATCTTCGTTTGTTATTGACTTGATGTATTGATAATAAGGTTCTTCATCAAGTTTCTTGTTACACAAAATATCCATTTGTTGAACATCGTCTGTTAAGTCACTAAGGTATTCGTGAAACTTTTTACGAGGTCGTTTATACCAATTCATAATAGGAGCAACTTCTGAGTTCCAACCAATGGCAAAACAACGATCTCTAGCTTGTGGGATACCATGATACTTTGTAGATGTTTTATATAGAGTTAAACTATACCCTGCTTTTGAGCAAATGTCAAACAAATTATCAGCTACTTCTTTACCTTTTTTAGTAAACAAAGCCGGAGCATTTTCAACAACAATAGCTTTGGCTGAAAATCGGTTAATGCCTTCTTTAAAAACTTCGTACATCCATTCGTTCTTTTCGCATTTTGCGCCTTTGGCTGCTTCAGTCTTACCAGTGTTAAGCTGTGACAATGCTGCACAAGGTGGTGTACCTGAAATAACACTGATATGTCGACTTGAACTTTCAGGAATCATTTTATATTGTACATCACGTCCTTTGACGTTTTGCTGATAGTTAACATAATGACTATCATTTCCTTCAAAGTCCGCGTATGAATAGATAGCTTCAGGTGGTTTTCCAAAAGCTTTTTCTGCTCCTAGCATTTGTCCACCGATTAGTGGAATAATTGGGGCCCATGTAATTTCGCTCATTTTATATCCTCTATGCAAAAAAGTCTTCAAGTGTCGCAGCTTTTGTCTTTGTAAACTGCGCTGTATCAGGTCTTGTATAATTTGGGTCTGCGGCTTTCATAATGTTATCATTAATGAAGCTACCGTCATAATATTCAGGTTTAAGAATTGCTTTACGCAGTCCTTTTAAAACCGTTTCATATTCTGTTGGGTTGTCAATTAGTCGTTGCATATTCGTATAAAATTCTTCAGGCGTTTTTGGCCGTAGGAAATCAGGAATAGGCAAATGACCTTGG